AAGGAGTAATCATGTCAGGATTTACAGACGCACAAGGACAGAATGATATATCACGCAATGTGCGTCAGTATCGTGACCTTGACCTTTTCTTTGGCAGAAAGCCAGTCAGTAAAGATATTAATGTTGTAATAGATGTCACTAATATAAAAAGAGCTGTTAGAAATTTGGTATTAACAAATGTATACGAAAAACCCTTTCATCCAGAGATATCTTCCGGCATCAGAGGTATGCTTTTTGAAAATATGACTCCATTAACATCCATAGTTTTAACTAAGAAAGTAGAAGATGTAATTGAAAATTTTGAACCAAGAGTTAGGTTGATGGGAGTATCAGCAAGACCAAATTTAGATCGTAATGAGTATGAAATGACAATTGAATTCTTCATCAAGAATTTTCCTACAGAACTTATTACAGTAGATGTATTTCTAGAGAGATTACGATAATGGCCATAGATGATAAAAGACTAATTGTTTCAGATTTTGATTTTGATGATGTTAAGTCAAATTTAAAACTATTTTTAGAAGCACAAACAGAATTTACGGATTATGATTTTGAAGGTTCTGGTATGAGTGTCCTTTTGGACATTTTGGCATACAACACTCACTATCTTGGTTTTAACATGAATATGCTTGCAAATGAAATGTTCTTAGATAGTTCATCTCTTCGTTCAAGTGTCGTTTCTCATGCAAAAACTTTAGGGTATGAAGTTGCGTCTGTTAGAGCTGCAAAAGCAGAAGTTGATGTTACATTATTCGATTCTGTCAAATCAACTGGAACAATACCAGCTGGCACGGTTTTTAATGCATCAGTTGATTCTACGAATTTTCAATTTGTTACGATAACTGATTATACAGAGTCAAATACTGGAAGTCAAATAAGTTTTGTAAATGTTCCAATATATGAAGGAACATTTGTTACAACAAGAATTACAGTTGATAAGACAGATGTTGAACAAAGATTTGTTATTCCAGATAACAGAGTTGATACAAATACTTTGATTGTAAAGGTCCAAAATTCTGCCTCTGATACCACCTCAACATCTTATACAAAAACAACTGACATTTCACAAGTTTCATCAACAAGTGCAAATTATTTCATTCAAGAGGTTGAGAACGGTAAACATGAAATATACTTTGGTGATGGTGTTGTCGGCAAAGCATTATCTACAGGGAATATTGTTATAATGTCCTATGTTGTAACAAATAGTGCTGCAGCAAATACTGCTTCCATTTTCTCAAACTCTGCGGCAATTGATACCGTTATTGATGTTACTGTGTCAACCGTATCTCCGGCTAGTGGTGGAGCGGCCGCCGAGACTATTGCATCAATTAAATTTAATGCGCCCTTAGATTATGCTGCTCAGGGTAGATGTGTTACGGCAGAGGATTATAAAACCTTTGTTAAACGATTCTACCCAAATACACAAGCGATATCTATCTTTGGTGGAGAGAATGGCTCTTTTGATGATACAGTTGGTGTCGTATCTACACCAGAATATGGAAAGGTTTTTATATCCATCAAATCAACGACAGGCAATAATCTTACTGATTCAGAAAAAACAACTCTAGTAAACAATCTTGCTTCGTTTACTGTGGCATCTATCACTCCAGTAATTGTTGACCCAGAAACACTTTTTCTCATATTGGATGTAAATGCACAGTTCAATTCTTCTCTTACAACTGAAACTCCAAATTCAATAGCATCATTAGTAAATACAACTCTTATTAATTTTAATAATGATGATTTACAACAGTTTAATAGTGTTTTTAGGCACTCTAAGGTTGTAGGTCTAATTGATAATACTGACAAATCAATAACCAGTAATGTGACAAAAATCACTATGGGTAAGTTTTTTACTCCTACATTGTCTAACTCAATAGGTTATACAGTTAATTTTAACAATGCATTTTTCCATCCTCATGAGGGTCATAACGGTGCAAACGGCGGCGTTCTTGCCTCAACTGGATTTAAAGTAAGTGGCGATACTGTTAATGAACAATTTTTTGATGATGATGGAAATGGTAATCTTAGAATTTTTTATCTTTTGGCTGGAGTTAGGACATATATTGATAACACTGCTGGAACAATCAATTATGGTACTGGAGAAATAAAAATTAATCCAGTTAATATTATATCGATATCAGATGTTGATGGATCATCTTCAGAACAGATAAGAATTACTGTAACACCAGATTCGCAAGATATTATTCCCGTTAGAAATCAGATTATTGAATTAGATTTGGTGAACACAACTGTATCAGTTTTACAGGATACCATCAGTACATCAAGTTCTGGCACAAGCACTACGACAACTGGAAATTCAGTAAGTGGAGTTTCTTCAAGCTCTACAATATCGAGTTACTAAAATGGCACCATTTGATAATCCGCCCACATCCACACTATCGACAAAAATTTCACCATTAATTGATAGTCAGTTACCTGATTATGCGAGAGATGAACATCCGATATTTTCAAAGTTTCTTCAATACTATTACGAGTATCTAGAAGCTGGTGAGCTTATCGTAACCTCTCAAGTTGATAATATCCTTCTTGAAGTAGAATCAACAACATACCTTTTAGACCAAGATGGTAACCAAATTGTATATGAAGACTCTGATGGTAAATTTACCATTGGAGAAACCATAACTGGTCAAACATCAAAAGCAACCTCTGTTATTCTAATTGATGACTTGCGTAATGGTAGAATGTTTATTTCTGCACAACAACAGTTTATCACTGGTGAAACTATCGTTGGTTCTACTTCTTCGGCTGAAGCAACTGTTAAACAATACAGAGGTAACCCTGTACAGAACATTCAACAACTATTAGACTACGCTGATGTTGATGGAACAATTCATGATTTTCTAGATCAATTAAGTGTTTCCTTTATGAATGCCATTCCAAAAAATTTAACAAGTGGTATTGATAAGAGAAACCTTATCAAAAACATTCGTGAACTTTATAGGACAAAAGGTACAAGTGAAAGTTTCAAACTTTTTATTCGGATATTATTAAATCTAGATTCTGAAATAGTTTATCCCAGAAAATTTATGATGCAAGCTTCAGATGGTGAATGGAGCAGAAGTGAAATCATTAGAACAGCTTCTATATCATCTGCTGTAGGAAGTGAATTAGTTAGTCAAAAAATAACTGGTCTAACTTCTGGTGCTACAGCAATAGTTGAGGGTGTAAATGATTTAACTCAAGGTAATTTGGATGTAACAGAATTTAAAATTGCATATCGTAATGGTGATTTTATATCTGGTGAAACAGTAAGAGGCACATCATCCACAAGAGATGTTTTACAAGACTTCACTGTTTACAATATGGTGGTTGATACATCAATAACAGATCGTGGTATTTTATATTCAAAGGGTGAAGAAGTAATAATTAATAGTGACTTTGGTAATGGGTCGGCTACCGCTGAGATTGAAAAGATTAGGACGGGTTCAGTTAGTAGTGTGGTTGTTGATGATGTGGGTGCTGGTTACAAAGTTGGCGATCCCCTAGTTTTTGCAAGTTCACAGTCAAACATTTCTTTACCAACTGGATTTGTTTCAATTGTAGATGGTTCAACAATTTTAGATGGAACAGATAGTGAATCAACTGATGCTGGTGATTTTCTTGTTTATGAAGAAGCAACCACTGAACATTTAGAAACATTTGAGTTTGCTCTGGAGTCTGGATTAAATGATGAAGCCACTGCTATCACAAATGGTGCAGTGTCCAATACAAATATTATAATTTTAGATAATAATGTTGGAACCATCACTAAAAATATGACGGTCTATGGTTCCGGCCTTGGTGAAGGTATAACAGTAACAACTGTTACATCTCAAAACAATGTCACAGTTAGCACTCTACTCACACTTGCTGATAATACACCCCTAAGATTTGTTGAACCAGCTGGTATTTTAAGACTAGAAACTGGCACTGCAACTGCTACAGATTTAGGTCATAGTATCATAAGTGAGTTTTTGCCGAATCCTGTTGCTGATACATACACTACTGGTGCTGACCAGATGGTTCTTGAGGATGCAACTGTTGATTTAGGTGAGATTAAAAAAATTCAACTCACAAACAAAGGGAATGGATTTACTGAACTCCCAACAATTACTATTGACCCATCAAGAGGCACAAAAGTATTAGATACTCAGGGCAACTATGATGACCCATCAAATGCGGCATTGATTGCAAATACAACTGACATTGGTGCAATAGATGAAATAAAGATAAAAGATGGCGGCGCAAATTATGTAACCACAGATATTCCTGATGTTGAACCTAGAGCTAATCTCATATTAAAAGATGTAAGTGGAACATTTGTTGCTGGCGAATCTTTGACTACACACACAGGTATTGTTAAGTCATTTGATGCTAACACACAAGTTTTGCAGACAACTATTGAGGATGTAGTAAGAACAACTTTGGAAACCACTGATGCTCTTCCGATAGGACTAGAAGATGGTATTGCATCACAAGAGGATTATTTAACCTTATCTGGTGGTGGAACCGATGATGGTTTTTATGATGAGGGATTTCCAGAAACAGGAATTATTGATGAGGAAGATGAAGACAATATTGTACTGAATGCAGCTAGTCTTGATGGTGATGCATTCCTTGCTCTTGAGGATGATACTGGTGGTATTCTTCGTACAGAGCCAAATACATTTATTGAAAAGACTCTCATTACTCTTGAAGATGATACTGGTGTTTTAGTTAGAGAGGATGCAGAAGAAACAACAGAAAAAATTATTAGAAGGTTTCCACAAGGTAGAAGACCAGCAAGAACTTGGTTGGATACTGTGGAGTTTGTGCCAGGAAGACGCATCTCAGCAACAGAGTTTGGTCCACCAAGAATAGTTCCAACTGGTCAGTTTTTAAATGAACAATCATGGAATGATAGTTTTGGTGTTTATGTTCCAGCCTTAACTCACAAATCAACTGCAACTGCACTTGTGGATGGTATAACTTCTACAGAAAATGTGACACTTGATAATAATTCGGGAACAATAGATGAGGGGATGTTTGTTACTGGAACAGTCGGAACTGCTACTGTATCAGGTGCAACTGTTAATAGTTTCGACATTACAGTTATAGTTTCAAGCGGTGAAATTCAAAAGGGATTGTTGGTCGAAGGAACTGGAATTCCAGTTGGCACAATTATTGATTCAGTATCTACAACAGAAAAATTTAGTTTAAATACACAAGTAAGTTTATCTAATGCGACAGTTCTCACTTTTAAAATACCGCCGGAAATCAAAGTAACTACTGTTACCTCTCAAACAAGTATTACTTTAAGCTCTGCTATAACCTTTGCAGATGACATTTCTCTGTCTTTTGAAAGTCCATCGACAAATGGTCCATTTGTAAATGGTGAAGAAATTACTGGTGGTACTTCAGGCGCAACTGCATTAATTCTTGATGCTGCAGCAAACTTAAAGTTCATATCCAGCAACGATAAAAATTTCATTGTTGGAGAAACTATTACAGGAGAGTCTAAAGTAGATAGTGGTGGAAACACAGTTAATGCTCAATCTACAATTGAAACACTAACGAATGCATTTGTTTCTTCACCGGACTCAATCTGGACAGACTTTGTTATTGAAACTATAACAAATAAAAATGCACCTCTGCTTGAAGATGCGTCTAGTGTCATTGTTGAAAGCGATTTATCAGAAGAGATTGTTTTAGAAACTGCTGGTCAATTTAGAAGTGTTGTTACAATTTCTGGCCATGTTATTTTAGATGGCACTGATACTGATTCGGCAGATGTTGGTGGATTTATTATCGGTGAACTTAATGGTGACACAATAGTTCTTGAAGATGAGGACGAGTCATTTATCACTGCACTTGATCCTTTTAGAAGTACATTTGATTCATATTCAGAGCAGAACGAGCAAATAATTTTAGATGGTGATTTTGATGACACTGGTAAAATTCTGTTAGATGGAACAGATACTAACGGGTTGAATGCTGGATCAGAAGTAATAGATGAAAGTAGTAATGCTGATGGTGTTGCTTCGTTTGGAAATATTGAATTGGAAGAAGGTGGATTATTACTAGGAGAAATTGATCCAGAGACAGGAGTTCTTGCTCTTAATGGAACTGATTCTTCATCCACACACGCCGGAAGTAGTGTTATTCATGAAGTTGATGGAATAGACTTTTCTGCCGGTACTACCACAATCACAGCTTCTGGTGGATTTACAGGAACTATCGTTGGTGCAGACATTGCGAAAATAACAGCATCTGTTGATGTTGAAAGAGATGATATTTCAGGCTATGGAAATAATATTGAGAGTATACTTGGTGAGGACTTGAATAGATTACAAGATTCTTTCTTCTATCAACAATTCTCATATGAAGTTCAAACAGGTGCTGGCACAAATGAATATCTCAATGAGTTAAAAAAGGCTGTACATCCAGCTGGGTTTGCTGTATTTGGTAAGGTCAGTATTGCCACACCAATATCAGAACCAATGACATTATCTGAGCTTACAGATGCAATATCCATATCTGCATTTTCTGGCGATCCAGACTTCTTTAGGTTTGTTCGTAGATCATTAGGAACTATGGACTTACAGTCAGGAGCTCAAGATGAAGTAATAGTTCTGGAAAGTTCAGCTAGTATAAGTGACACAGAAGAATTTTTCTTACTGGAAGATGAAGCGTTACTTTTACAAGAAACCTTCACTGCGAAACAATCTGAAAATGAATTTACAATCCAACTTGAAACAAATGAAGAGAGATTGGGTGTAAATGACAAACTATTAACTGAAGATGATTTTCATATAAATGGATTTTCCAAAGAGACAGTCGTTGAGTCTAATAATTTAATTCTTGACGGGACACAGGATGGATTGGCGCTGCAAGACTCCAAAAATGCTGGTAGTGATTTGCTTGATGAATCTGGAAATCCAATAGACTTAGAAAATGAGCCAGTAACTTTTAATAGATTTGTTCATGAAAGAATTAATAAACCAGTTGGAATAAATCATGATGCAATTATAAATGAAGACGGTGGATTTGTTTTATCAGAGAGATCAGGAAAATCAGGCAGCATACAACCATATAGTAGATATCCTGTAGATTTACCAACGGCTCACAATTCACTTCCAACTGGTAGTTCATTGGTCAAGGCTCAAACAAATTCTGATGTTTCTTTAGTTAGAAGTGTTGGTATTACTTTACCAACAGAATCTTTTGGTAATACTGCAAACTCCTTTGGTTTGATAAGATTGGGCGAAAGACCATTTGGTACAGAGAGAACAAGAGTTGAGACTGAATTAGGAACTATTGCAAGTAAGTCTGCACAAGAAGCACATCATGTGGCCGTCATTGCAGTTTCAGATGGATTGAATGACGAGGGTGATCTTCTTATGGAAGACACAAATGATGGGATTTCTATTAGTGACATAAGTAAAGTTAAACCAATAAACATAGATGGTGTTATTGCTAATACTTTGCTTCTGAATGGAACAGATACTTCATCTTCTAATAGAGATGATCAAGTTCTTTTAGAAACAGGTGGTATAATATTATTTGAAGATGGTGTTGCTGAAACTCATGTAAATCTAACATTCGGTCAGGTTAAGTTGGAAGACGGCACTGATGGTGCGCCTGGATTGTTGTTGAGTGAAGATTCAGAATTTGGTCCAACAATTGAAGATATAATCAGAAGAGCAATAATTGATATTAGTGAAGACCCAAACAACACTACAGAGTCTTCAGAAACAACAGGAATATTATTAGAACAAGCTGAACAAGGTTTCTTCAAACAAGAAGATGAAAGTACAGTTTCAACAACTTATGGCGATGACATTTTATTGGAGAATGCAACTGCATTTGGAGTAAATAATAAATTAACTTTAGAAAACACCAGAATTGAAGTTGAGGATGAAACAGATAAAGTTGGAGTTATTCCACACCAAAATTATTTGAACTCAACCTTTGATAATATTTCATACAGTTCAGATATCTATGTAGATATAGGAATGGATATACCATTAGAGGATGGTACTGATAATTCTGGTGGGGGCAGTATAGTATTTGATGGCACAGACGATTCATCAACCGATGCTGGAAGTAGTATTATCCATGAAGATGGGACTAGGGCAAGCATACTAATAGATTCTGCATTTACTGTATAATTACCGTTATAAATATAAATAACCAGAGAACATAGGAACTGAAAATGGTAGCAATCATCACAGAAAAATTTAAACTACATAATGCTTCGCAGTTCACAGAATCTTTTAGTGAATCTGCGGCATCAACTTACTACATGTTTATTGGTAAATCCACAGAATTTAATAACACCAATGATGGAACCGGAGCAACTGATTCTACACCACCAACTCCTTTGGATAGTGTATCTGACGAATTTTATTTTTGGGACCAGATGATTGCTGCTAAAAAGATTGCATCTTCAGATGTAATTAACTGTGTTCCTAGAAGAGATTGGTCTGATGGCACTACCTTTGATATGTATAGAGATAACTATAGCTCTGCAAACACTACGGACTCTGGTGCTTCCACACTTTACAACTCAACATTCTATTTTAGAACATCAGCAAATAGAGTTTATAAAGTTATTAGTAATATTCCGGTTGGTGCGAATACGGCTGCTTCTGCATTTGATGGATCAGAACCCACAACAGAGGGAACAACTCTATTTACAGTGGGCGGTTATGTTCTCAAGTATATGTACACAATTTCTGCCTCCAACGCAACTAAATTCTTAACAACTGATTTTATGCCTGTTGAAACTGATAGTACAGTAAGTGCAGCTGCCGTTGACGGTGCGATTGAATCGTTACGAGTGACAAATGTGGGTACTGGACTAACAGATGGAACTTACTATGCAGCAATTTATGGTGATGGTTCTAGTGCAGGAACTTCCTCTGGAGCCATTGCAAGGATTGTAGTTTCTAGTAATCAGATTCAAGCATTTGGAACAGTTTCATCAACAACATCTGGTGTGCATACTGCTGGCTCTGGTTATACATTTGGAACAATTAATCTAGGTTCTGGATTTACTTTCTCTGATAGTGCGCTTACATCAGCATCTGCTATTGGTGGTTCTGGTAGTGCTATAGATGTTATTATATCACCTAAAGGTGGCCACGGTTCTGATTCAGTAAAAGAGTTGGGCGCTCACTATGCAATGATTAACACAACATTTTCCGGTGCAGAGTCAGATGATATTTTGGCAGGAAATGATTTTAGAAATGTTGGAATTGTTGTGGACCCAACTAACTTTGGAAGTTCTACTGTTGCAACGGCATCTACTGCTAGACAAGTATACGCATTAAAGTTTGCATCAGTTTCGGGAACATTTACTCCTGATGAAAAAATCACTCAAACATCTACAGGTGCGGTTGGAAAAGTTGTTGAATACGATAGTTCTAATTTGATACTATATTATCAACAAGAACGACATGCTGATTTTGGAACAGGCGCTAACTCAACTACTGGTAGTTATGTTGCCTTCAGTGGCGCTAATGCTGTAACTGGTGGTACATCTTCAGCATCGGCAACTCCAGATGCGACAGCAGATAGTGCTGTCACTCTAACTAATGCCAGCACTATTACCTTTACAGATGGATATGCAAATCCAGAGTTGGCATATGATAGTGGTGATATTATATATAAAGAGAACAGAAGACCTATATCTCGAGCTACGGACCAAACTGAAGATATAAAAATTATAGTGGAATTCTAATATGCCAGAACAAACAAATCTTAATGTTGCACCCTTCTTCGATGATTTCAATGAAGAAAATAATTTTGTAAAAACACTGTTTAGACCCGGCTTTGCAATACAAGCAAGGGAACTAACTCAATTACAATCTGCTTTACAAAATCAAATTGAACGACATGGTAACCATATCTTTCAAGAGGGTGCAATGGTCATACCGGGCCAGATTAGTCTTGTTGATGTTGCAACTTTAAAACTAACATCGACTTTTTCTGGTGAAACGATTGATCCCTCTCAATATTTTAACGCAGATACACCTATTCTAATCACTGGTGCTACCACTGGTGTTACTGCAAAGGTTGTTGGATTTACTGCCGGAACATCAACAGAACAACCACTTCTTCATGTTGCATATGAAGCAACTGGCAGTGATTTTGAAACATCTGTTTTTGCAGATGGAGAAAACATATCAGCAAATGCTGGTATCACTCATACAACATCTTATTCTACTGATGTTGCTTCTGCCACAACCTTTACTTCATCATTGAATATTGCAACAGCAACTGCCGCAGAATTGGCAAGTGCAACTGGTCCAGCTTCTAGAAAAGGAAAAGCGACAAAAATTGAATCTGGTGTTTACTATGTCAGAGGACATTTTGTTCAAAATTCAGAGGAAACATTAATTATTGACCCTTATTCTAACGAACCAAGTTCTTTAGTTGGGTTTAGTGTCACGGAGAGTCTAGTTACTCCAGAGGAAGATGGCACACTACTAGACAACTCTACAGGTTCAACAAACTTTGCAGCAAAGGGCGCTCATAGACTTAAAATCTCCCTATCTCTCACTAAACTTGCTCGTGGCTCTGTAACAGACGAGAACTTTATTCAATTGATGGATGTTAAAGATGGCATTATACGAGGGATATCTGAAGTAACCAAATATGCAGAGTTAGAAAAAACATTTGCAAGAAGAACTTTTGATGAGTCAGGTGATTATACTGTCAAACCATTTGAGTTTGAATTGTTTGAAAGCGTAACAATAAATGAAAATGTAGGAAGATTTGCTCTTGGTGCTACAACAGACGATAGTAATACTGCTGCAACAGATTTATTAGCACTAAAAATTTCTACTGGTAAAGCTTACATTAAAGGTAAAGTAGTTACTGCACATGCGCCTACAATTAAAGATATTAACAAATCTAGAGATTTCAATACAATTAATGCTGGCATCACAACAGCTGGTTTAGGAAACTTTGTTAATGTACGAAATATTTACGGAAGCCCAGATATTACAGAAATTAGTGGCGAGACTACACAGTTTAAACAGATTGATTTGTTCGATACTGCAACCTCATCAAGAGGCAGTGCAAGTGGAACTAAAATTGGTGTTGCTCGGGCAAGAGGGTTAGAATATAGTACGGGAACTGTTGGTGCCTCTTCAACAAACACTGATTCTGTTTATAAGTTATTCTTATTCGATGTTAAAATGTTTGTTGAACTCACTTTGAGTGGAACACCTAGCCCAACTCTTTTGTCGGTTCATTCTAATGGTGGAACACAAGTTAAAGGTGTTTCATCTGGCGCAACTGGTTTTGTTTTTGCGTCTGGCACAAGTGGGACTAAGGTTCTTTTGACTTCAGTTGCAGGAGTATTTCAGAGTGGAGAAAAAATAACCACATCTGATTCAGCTGAAACTGATGATGTTGTAGAAGACAGTGGTAATACCGATTTGACAATCACAAAAATAGATGTTCGTTCTTTTGGTGATGTGAAACAGGTATTTATGGACGATGATGATTCTGGTCAAGATTTTACAGCAGACATTGTTACAGAAACAGATCAACAGTTGGAAGTAGTTCTTCTAGAAGAAAGCCTATCTAGAAATGATGGCGTTCTTATAACGGAAGGTGAGGATGATGTTTCTGTTGAAAGAAAGTTTGCTGCAAAACTTAAACAACCAGAGAAAAATCTTCTGGTTTATAAGGCACCAAAGAAAGTTATTAAAACTCATTTGACCACAACAAATGCTGGATTGTCTGATACACAGTACACAATTCGTAAACAGTTTGTTGGAACCACTGTTGGTAATGCTGTTACATTTAACGCTGGTGCTGGTGAAACTTTTGCTGCACACGCTGAGAAGGATTATACACTTTCAGTTCTTACTTCTGGAGGTGGTGCATCACAAGGCGATGTTGTGTCAGTGTCTTCAACTATCGCTGGAGCAGGCACATCAGCCATTACGATTACTGATGCAACTAATTTACCAACTGGAACAAAGGTAAAGTTAATCGCAACCATTCTTAGAACAAGTGTTAACCAGAAAAATAAAACTGTTCAACTTATGAAAAAGTTGAAAGTCAGTTCTGGTGACACTGATGCATTTGGAACCAGACCTACGGATAGAACAATATCATTGGGTAGGGCTGATGTATTCAAACTTGTTGCGGTTCTAGATTCGGAAGAGGCTAGCACAGATGTTACAATGCCGTCTCTAACACTCGGCACCATCACTGGAACATTTACTAGAGGTGAGAGAATAATTGGTTCCTCAAGTAAAGCAGAAGGTAGAATTATTGACATCTCAAGCCCGATGGAATATGTCCTGACTAGCACAACCAACTTTACTACATCTGATACAATTACAGGACAGTCATCTGGAGCATCTGCAAGCATAACAGCAGTTACAGATGGAAGCACAAATATAACAAACAACTTTATTCTTGATACTGGTCAAAGAGATAACTTCTACGATATTGCAAGAATTGTTAGAAAACAGAATGTCTCTTCTCCAACTGGTAGATTGATGGTTGTATATGATTATTTTGAACATGGCACTGGTGATGTATTTACTGTTGATTCATATAGTGATATTGCTGATCAAATGACATTTGAAGATATTCCAGTATACAGTGCAACAAAGGTTGACCCTGATGCGCCTGCACCAACTGGTGAATTTCCTTTAACGGATTGTTATGATTTTAGACCTAGAGTCGAAGATATTGCTGGAGCATCAGCCACACTTTCAACTACAGATGAAATCACTGGTCACTCATTTGACTTTTTCTCAAGACAGTATGATGGGACAGGTGCATCAATTTCAAATGTACCCAAACCAGACTCTTTTGTTCAAAGTGACTTTGAATTTTTCTTACCAAAATTTGTTACAGTGGAATTATCTCCAGCTGGTAGATTTATAGTGAAAGAAGGAGTTGGATCAGAAATTCCTGTTCCACCATTAGCCAGCGATCAAAATATGCTTTTGGCAACCATGTTCTTGCCTGCTTTCACATTCTCACCTAAAGATGTTGAACTCGAAAGAGAAAGACATCAAAGATTTACCATGAAGGACATTGGTAAGATTGAGAGAAGATTGCAACATGTTGAATATTATACCTCTCTTAATTTATTAGAGCGTTCTGCTAAAGACTTAGAAGTGACAGATGCTGGTGGACTAAATCGATTTAAATCTGGATTTGTTGTAGATAATTTTTCTGGTCATAAAACTGGTGATGTTGCGAATGTTGATTATAAATGTTCAATTGACCCAGAAAATAATGAACTAAGACCAAAACATAAGATGCAAAATATTGGTTTATCTGAACAAGCTACAACTGATTCACAAAGAACATCTTCTCACTACCAAAGGACGGGTGACATTGTTACTTTGCCCTATACTGAAGAAGTTTTGACTGAACAATTGGTTGCAACCAGAGTTGAAAGAATTACGCCTCTTTTGCTTTCTTCTTGGGAAGGAACAATTGAACTTGACCCCTTTGGAGATGATTGGTTTGAGACTGAAGTTAGACCAGCAATTGTCATTAGTGTTGCACATGATTTTGATTTTGCTGCTGCAATACCTGACAATGTTTTAGGTTCGATGTGGAATTCTTGGCAGTCTCAATGGGCTGGTGTTGTTGAAGTAAATCAAGTTCGGCCCGATGACCAAGGCAGTCAAAATAGATTTTCTCGTTCAATTGAAGTTGCAAGAAATCAAGGAGAAGCCCCAACCACATTAGCAATTGCAAATATGGAAAGAATTAGTAATGGGGGAAGAGTTATCACTAGAGGTGTTCGTCCTTTCATAAGAGCGCAACAAATTAAATTTACTGGTGATGGATTTAGACCTAACACAAGATTATATACATTTTTCGATAAAACAGAGGTAAGTTCATTTGTAACTATGACAAATGAATTTACAAGTGAGGCTGCTGGTGAGGGACAGACAACTGCGCCAGCTGGTAGTTCACTTATCACAACTGCTGCCGGACATGTCGAAGGTTTCTTCGATATTCCTGACCCAACTATAACAGGAAATCCACAGTTTTCAACTGGTGAAGTTGAATTTAGATTAACCTCTAGTCCTACAGATGTTAGAACAACTGATCCAGAAACATCAGGTAATGCATACTTCCAAGCTAAAGGTTTATTCGAGCAACAACAAGATGTTGTATTTAGATTAAGGCCACCTCCACCACCTCCACCTCAAAATAGAAGACCTCCACAGAGGAGTCAAGCAGACCAAGGTGATGATGACGGTGGCGGTGATCCATTAGCAATGACTTTTACGGTTACACCAACTGATAGCGGTGATACTGGTAATAGTAAAGATGATGTTGAAGGTGGGTGTTTCTTAACATCTGTAGACATTTTCTTTTCTGCTAAAGATGAAAACATTCCAGTATCATTGGAGATTAGAAGCACAGTTAATGGGTATCCATCAAAACAAGTATTACCTTTTGGAAGAGTAGTTAAACAAGCTGCTGATGTTATTCCTGACATTACAGCAGAGACTCCAACTACATTTACATTCCCTGCTCCAGTTTTTGTTAGACAAGACGAAGAATATGCTATTGCTCTACTAACTAATACTCCAGAGTATAAAGTCTGGATATCATTAATGGGTGAAACTCCTGTCGGTGGAGGTCCAACACTTTCAAAGCAACCACACAAGGGGGCATTGTTTAAGTCTCACAATAATAGTGCTTGGGCAATATCTCCCCAAGAGGATATGAAATTTAGACTTAAAAGAGCAGTTTTTGATACTAGCAGTAATGGAACTGTTACATTAGAAAATAATACTCTTCCAAGTAAAAGGTTAAAAGCTAATCCACTAACATTTACTCATGGTGATACCGCATTAAAAGTGATCCATAAAGATCATGGTATGTATAACACATCAAACAATGTTACAATCGCTGGAGTAAGTTCTGGATTATCGACAACCTTGAGTGCTGCTATAACATCAACTGCAACAAGTTTGACATTAACAAGTGGAACAAACTTTGGCAATACCACTGGTAAGTTTTCTAGAACCGCAGACTCAACGCCTCGTTTTTATATTAAGATTGATGATGAGATTATGTACTACGAAGCTATATCCACAACTTCTGTGACTAGTTTGGTTAGGGCCCAAGAAGGGACAACTGCTGCTGCACATTCAGCTGGTGCAACAGTAGAGTTTTTCCAACTACATAAAGTTCCATTATCACAAATAAATAAGACACACACATCAATCGCAAACATTGATTTGGATTCATATAGTGTCACTCTTACAAGTAGCCCAGCATTTGATGGTGGTTCTGGTTCCAGTGCTGAAAATGGTGGTTCATCTGTAACTGCAACAGAAAACCATATTATCAATACTGGATTTACGCAAGTAAGCACACTGGAGCCAGAAGATACTCAAATTGTAGGTACAATCAGACCAACAAGTGCCACTAGTATTTCTGGTACTGAAACTTCATTTACTAAAACCAGTGCTGCAAATGCATTAGGTATTGCAATAAATGATAATACAGAATTTGATGATACATTTATGATTGCATCAGAGATAAATGAAACAAATGAAATGAGTGGTGCTAAATCTTATCAAACAGATTTGACATTATCTAGTGGTAGACCAAACCTGTCTCCCGTTATTGATCTGAAAAGAAGCTCTTGGGTTTCAGTTGCGAACAGAATTAATAATATCGACTCTTCATCTGACCTTGCATCAAATCTGACATTTGTTGCATCAACAGAACCAGAGGGTGATAATAACGCTGCAATCTATGTGACCAAAAAAGTTATATTAGATAACCCAGCAACTGCGATTAAAGTTCTTTTGACTGCTCATAGACCAGCAACATCTGAAATCAAGGTTCTCTTTAAGACATTGGGCGCTCAAGACTCGGTTGACTTTGATGACTTGGATTATGAGTTTTTCAATACTGATGGTAGTGCAGATGAATTTGTTAATCCATCTTTGGATAGAGATGACTTCCAAGAGTATGTGTTTAGTGCTGGTGTTACTGATGACGGTATTGGTACTGAATTAGAGGAATTTATTTCGTTCTCTATTAAGATTGTAATGCAAGGAACTAATATGTCTCAACCACCAAGAATTAAAGATTTAAGAGCAATAGCATTGGCAACATAATGAGTGACAATCACAGAAAGGTTGAAGGAGAAACAGATTTAGTGAGAGATATGAATTCTCACGCCATAATCAATCGTAATAAAGGTGCATATGAACTGGCTAAGAAAAGGTCAGAGAATGCAAAAAGAAAATTATTAGAAGAAGAAGAACAGAGAGATACAATTAGAAACGCAACCAGAGAGATAAATACTTTAAAATCGGAGATGCATGAAATTAAAAATCTCTTACAACAATTGGTAGACAAGTAATGGCTATACCAACAACAAAAGCTACATTTAAAAGTTATTGTTTGAGGGCTCTAGGTTTTGGAGTCATTGATATTAACATCTCTGATGACCAAGCAGATGATAGGATAGATGAAGCGTTACAGTATTTTTCACAATATCACTATGATGGTATAGAAAAAATGTATCTAAAACATTTAATCACATCAGCTGATGTTACTAGAGCTAGATCAAATACGACTACTACAGCCACAGACAAAATTGACAGTGACCTAACTGCTGATTGGTTAGAAGGTAAGAATTGGATTCCGGTTCCAGACGCTGTATTGTCAGTTGTAAAAGTTTTTCCATTTAGTGATACCTCTGCTCGTTCTAGTATGTTTGATGTACGATACCAATTGAGAATGAATGATTTATATGATTTTTCATCTCAATCTGTAATTCATTATGAAATGACAATGAATCATTTAGATTTCCTAGAACATATTTTGGTTGGTGAAACACCAATTAGATTTAATCAACACCAAAACCGTTTATACATAGATGCTGATTGGGAAAATGACTTTAATGCTGACGAAGATTATTTGGTAATAGAGTGTTATAGAAAACTTGACCCAACATCCTACACAGATATATATGATGACATTTATTTGAAAAGATATGCTACGGCATTGCTCAAAAGGCAATGGGGCGCAAACCTTAGTAAATTTAGTGGTGTAGCAATGTTGGGTGGTGTAACTATGAATGGTGAAACTCTATTCACTCAAGCAAATGATGAAATAACTAAATTAGAGGAACAGATACAGTTAGCTTTTGAATTGCCAGTAAATTATATGATAGGATAAATCATGGCAGTCAACTCAATATTTCACACCAGCAATGTTGCAGCAATAGCAACTGAACAGAATTTGTATAGAGATTTAGTTGTAGAGTCTATTCAAATATATGGACATGATGTTCATTATCTAGACAGAACTCTTGTCAATGAAGATTCGATTCTTGGAACAGATAGTCTATCAAAATTTACCACGCAAGCTAAAATAGAAATGTATATGGAGGACAGTGGCGCCGGTTTTGCTGGTGAACAAGAATTGATGGGCCAGTTTGGTTTACAGAATTTAAGTGAAGCTACATTTGTTGTTGCAAAGAAAAGATTTCAAGACCTCACAAAACAGATTACCATAGAGTCTGGAACTGATACTCTTGGTGGGTCTATTTTGTTAGAGGATGGTACGCTTGATAGCGGAACAGTTGAAGCTTCGGCCTCCTTTGAAAGTGGTTATTTAATTTCAGAGGCAACATCTACAAATTCAGATAGACCATTAGAGGGTGATTTGATTTTTCATCCTATCCTATCAAAATTGTTTCAGATAAATTTTGTTGATCATGACGAACCATATTTCCAGCTGGATAATAATCCAGTATACAAATTGCGATGTAGATTGTTTGAATATAGTTCTGAAGTATTGGATACAGATGTTTCTGCTATTGATGCGATTGAAGATAGTCTATCAACTGATACTCTTGCATTACAGTTTACAATGGAACAGGATTCTGCAACTATTGATGCATTACTGTTGGAAAATGAATTTGGAAGAATTATACATGAGGACGATGCAAATGATGAAGTTATCGCACTAGAAACTAGTGTTATGACAACTTCCGCTGGTGTTCTTCTTGGTGAAGATAGTGACTTCTTGTTACAAGAAGACTATATAATAGGTGATGGAAGTACAACAGCTGATGGTAATGTGGATACTTCAGCACAAAATGAATTGTTTGATGACGCTGATGATTCTGTATTGGATTTCACAGAAATAAATCCATTTGGTGATGTAGGAGGCAGTTAATGTTAGGAACCCAGTTTTACCATGAGACAATCCGAAAGATAATCGTAGGGTTTGGTACAACATTTAATAATGTTCAATTAATACGAAAAGATAGTTCGGGAAATATCGTTCAATCTATGAAAGTTCCTCTTGCGTATGGACCTAAAGAGAAGTTTTTAGTTCGACTCAGAGCAGATGCTGATTTGTCTAGTAAAGTTGCAATCACGCTTCCTAGAATTGGTTTTGAAATTCAAAATCTATCATACGATGCATCTCGTAAATTGAGTCGTGTGCAAAAGTTTAAAAAGGTAAAGGATGATACGAGTAGGCAGCTAGATACCCAGTTTATGCCAGTGCCGTATAACTTGGAAATTGTTTTATATGTATTAGCAAAACAATCAGATGATGCATTGCAAATTGTCGAACAGATTTTGCCATACTTCCAACCAGATTATACAGTTACAATAAACGATATGGCTGATATGGGTATTAAAAGAGATGTACCTATTATTTTAAACAGTATATCCTATGAGGATAATTATGAAGGTGAATTTGAACAACGAAGAGCATTAATATATACGATGAACTTTACATGTAAATTTTACTTGTATGGCCCTGTTACTTCCAGTAACATAATTAAAACTGCTCAAGTCGATTCTTTCACAGACCTTCCTGATAAGTCACCTAAGAGAGAACAGAGATTTACCGTTACACCAAACCCATCCGGTGCTGATGCAGATGATGATTTTGGATTTAACGAAACTACATCATTCTTTACGGATGCGAAAACCTTTAACCCAGTGACAGGCGAAGATGAATAATACAATTGATAAAGCATTAGGCATAATAGAAGAAGTTTCAATCGACAATAAAAAACAAGAAGTGATGCCACTATCTCAAGAAGATTGGGGCGACGCTAATACTGAACATGTGGAGAGAGATTATGAATACCAACGACAAAACTTCTACAATTTGGTCGAAAGAGGAACGGATGCAGTGGAAGGAATTTTGGAACTCGCAAAAGAATCAGACCACCCCAGAGCATATGAGGTTGCTGGAAATCTTATCAAACAGGTCGCAGAGGTTACTGAAAAGCTTGGCGATCTTCAAGAAAAAATGAAAAGGTTGAAAGAGGTTCCAAACAATGCACCCAAAAATGTAACCAATGCTTTGTTTGTGGGGAGTACTGCTGAATTGCAGAAAATGTTGAAAGAGAAGTAGTATGGCTGATCAAAATCAATATCTGGGTAATCCTAATCTCAAGAAAGCAAATACTGCTGTTGAGTTTACTAAAGATGATATCAAAGAATATCATAAGTGTGTTGAAGACCCTCTTTACTTTATTGAGAACTATGTAAGAATTGTCTCACTTGATGAAGGTCTTGTGCCTTTTGAGATGTATGACTTTCAAAGAGGCATGGTTTCTACTATGCATGACCACAGATTTAGTATCTTCAAACTACCTAGACAGTCTGGTAAATCTACTACAATCATCAGCTACCTTCTGCACTATGCACTATTTAATCAAAATGTAAATATTGCTGTTCTTGCAAACAAGTCCTCAACTGCGAGAGATATTTTATCAAGATTACAACTCGCATATGAAAATCTCCCTAAATGGATGCAACAGGGCATCATAGCTTGGAACAAAGGTAACATAGAGTTAGAGAACGGCAGTAAAATTATTGCAGCAGCCACTTCCTCAAGTGCAATTCGAGGAGGTTCCTATAATGTAATTTTCTTGGATGAGTTTGCTTTCGTTCCCTCTAATGTTGCAGAACAGTTTTTTGCATCTGTTTATCCTACAATTACCTCTGGTCAAAGTACAAAAGTTATTATTGTTTCCACGCCTCATGGTATGAACATGTTCTATAAGATATGGGTAGATGCTGAAGAAAAAAGGAATGATTATGTTCCTACAGAAGTTCATTGGAGTGAGGTTCCCGGCAGAGATGAAGTTTGGAAAGAAGAGACAATACGAAATACCTCTCAATCACAGTTCAATTCAGAGTTTGAGTGTGAGTTTCTAGGGTCTATAGACACTCTAATAAGTTCTATGAAACTAAAACAACTTACATACAGAACACCCATTCATTCAAATGTTGGGATAGATATTCATGTTCGTCCAGAAGAAAATCACACATATATGCTAACTGCTGACGTTTCTAGAGGTACAGCAAATGATTATTCTGCATTTGTGGTGTTTGATGTTACAGAGATTCCATATAAGATAGTTGCAAAGTTTAGAGACAACGAAATAAAACCACTACTGTTTCCTACCAAAATTCATGAAGTTGCGAAGGCATACAACAACGCATATGTAATGGTTGAGGTAAATGACATAGGGGAACAGGTCGCAAATGCTTTACAGTTTGATTTGGAGTATGACAACCTAGTTATGGCTTCCATGCGTGGCAGAGCGGGCCAAGTCCTTGGAGCGGGCTTCTCAGGGGGTCGAGCGCAATTGGGGATAAGAACAACTAAAGCTGTGAAGAAGATTGGATGTTCAAACCTCAAACAATTGATTGAGGATAATAAACTTATTGTAGAGGATTATGATTGTGTCAACGAATTGTCAACCTTCATTAGTAAGGGTTCGTCATACACGGCAGATGATGGGTGTAATGATGATTTGGTTGCCTGTATGTTTATATTTGGTTGGGCTACAGATCAAACATATTTCAAAGAACTAACTGATAATGATATACGAATGACTATGATGAAAGAACAACAAGATATGTTAGAGCAAGATATGGCTCCATTTGGATTTATATTAAATGGTGTAGATGATGATCTTGATGATGAAATTGATGAATATGGAACACGGTGGACTACTGTAGTACGAGATTATAACACAAACTGGTAATTATATAAATTCAATCAAATCGTTATCAACTTTGATAAAACAATTTGAACACAGAATTTTTGATTCGCTTATTAGATGAAATATTTCTTTTCTGCTTTCATTATTCGTGCCCACTCGTTTTGTTAGTCTGCGAATTTGTGAATCATATGGATGAAACTTGAGACAGATTGTTTCACTCTCTCCACAATGTATACACGATTGTTCTGCCAAAAAATCATTTAGTAGAACAATTCTCTTTTGATAATTCCTACGAGCAACCTTTTTGATTGTCTCTTTGTATTTTTTATAGTGTTCGTTCATAATATTATTTATATGTTATAACACATATAAAATGAGGTTTTAAGAAATCAGATATTATAAATATTCTAAGATACAACAAGACTTCGGTAAAGGAGTAAAGAGATGAGTTTTTTAAAGTCTCCTGGCGTTCATGTAAGAGAGATCGATCTCACAACAATCGTCCCATCAGTGCCAACAACTATTGGTGCTATTGCTGGTGCCTTTCAAAAGGGCCCAGTCAATTCAATTGTGACTATTGGTACAGAAGATGATTTAGTAAAAGTTTTTGGAAAACCTCAAGGTGATTCAAATCAGTTTGAAACATTTTTTACTGCTGCTAATTTTCTTCAATATTCAGACCAACTTAAAATTGTTCGGTGCGAATCTGGTGTTACAAATGCTATTGCATCTGGAACATCTTTCATCATTAGAGATGATGATCATTACGAAGATTCTTTTGCTGATGGGCAAGGTTCTGTTGGTGAATGGGCTGCAAGAACTGCCGGTGAATGGGGAAATTCCATTGGTGTTTCAGTTTGTCCTAGTGCAACTGCATTTGAAGAGACTGCTGTAACAACTACAAGTGCCGAAGAAGCTATTGGACAAACAGTTATTAGTGTAACAGATGGTACAGCTTTCACAATCCATGATATTGTTAACTTTGGAGAAGCAAGAGGATTTGAATATCAAGTTACTGCCGCTGATGCATCCACCATTACGATTAAACTAAAAGATGATCCAAATGGTGCTGGTCTTCAAAGTACGATTTCTACTGCTACAAGTATTCGACGCCGCTGGAGATTTTATGATTTATTTGATGAAGCTCCAGGCACATCAGATTATGCTACGCAAAACCAAAGAGGCACCAATGATGAGATGCATATTGTTGTATATGATCAACTTGGAGAAATCAATGGATTTGCTGTAGAAAGTAATGGAAATAGAACGAATGCTGTTTTAGAGACATTTGCAAATCTTTCTAAGAATCCAAATGGTAAATCACCCCAAGGTGATAGTGTTTATTATGCAGATAAAATTTTTAGAACTTCCAATTTTGTTTATTGGATGGATCACAATACAGCTGGAACAAACTGGGGTACAGACTTTACTGGTGAAACAAGTGAGATCGTCATGGAAGACGGTGGAACTGATGGTGCTGGTGCAAATGCTGGAGACAATATTGTTCTTGATGGCACAGATAGTGGTCGTAGTGACGAAAGCAGTAAAATTCAACTAGAAGTAGGTGGTACTTCATATGCGGCACTTGACACACCAACTACAACAAATCTCAAAAATGGTACTGATGACTATGCAGTAACTGCTGGTGAACTTGAAATAGCTTATGATAATTTTGAAGATACAGAGTCACTTGATGTTAATCTTATTCTTGGTGGTCGAGGTGGTGGT